CAGGCCGGCTTTAACAATAAACGTGACACAAAGGTGGTTTTGATGCAGTTTTCCATGCTTGAGCTGACGCTGCTGTCCGGGTTGTTCACCGCCCTGGGTGCGGTGATCGCCGGGATTGTGATCCGGATGCTGACCGGGAACCGGTTTGTTACACAGTCGGAATGCACGGCCCGGCACGCCAGCGACTGCCAGATGAGCACCCAGCTGATTTCCAAAATCGATGAGCTGAGATCGAGCCAGGATAAATTCCAGGACACCATGGCCGGGAAAAACGCGCTGTTGTTCCGGATGCTCAGGTCTATGGTGGCGCACATGAACCTGACCCCGGAGCAGCGGGAGCGCATCCTGAACGAAAAGGCGGGGGAATGATGGCGCACAGCGGCACGGTCATTTATATGCGCAATGTCCCGGAAAAGAAAAATCCGCATTTGCGCAAACTGACGGCACCGCTGATGTGCCCGAAACCGGCTTCGGGAGGCGGGATGCTTCCGGCGCTGATTCCGGCCGGGTTTGAATGGGACGGATCGTCCGTGCCGTGGCTGTTCCAGGGACTGTTCCCCCGGCACCGGCACCCTATTGCCTCCTGCCGGCATGACTGGCGGTGCAAAAAAGCGAAAACGCCGGCGGAACGGGAATGGGCGGATGAGCAGTTCCGCATCGATGTTGGCCGGACTTCCTGGTGGATTACCAAACAGGTGGGATACCTGGGGGTTCGGATCGGGGCGCTCCTGGGTGTGGGCGTTTACAATTATTGAAAAAGGAAAGGGCGTATGAAAAAGAATCTGCCGGCGGAACAAATGCTGGGTTTCATCCTGGCCCGGGAAGGCGGGTTCGTCAATGACCCCAAAGACCCGGGCGGCGCCACCAAATACGGTATAAGCCTGCGGTTTCTCAAGAGCATCGATCCGACCATGGCCGACATGGATGAAGACGGGGACGTGGATGTGGACGATATTTTTGCCTTGTCTCCGGAGCTGGCCCGTGATTTTTACCGGCAATGGTTTTATCAGCCCATGGGCATCGACCAGTACCCGGCTCCACTGGGGGCCGCCATGCTGGATACCGGGGTGAACATGGGCAAACGCCGGGCCGTCCGGATTCTGCAAAAAGCCCTGAACCAGAGCGGGGCATCCCTGGTGGTGGACGGCATTGCGGGCCCCAAAACCCGGACTGCGCTCCTGTTTTTCGATCCCATGGATACCCTGCGGACCGTGTTGCTGGTGCGGGTGTTCGCCTATGCCGCGCTGTGCCGGGCAAACCCGGATCTGCACCGGTTCTTTTTTGGCTGGGTGGAGCGGGTCCGGCACCTGGAAGCGTTCTGTATGGATCTGGATAAAAAAAGGGTGGCGGCATGACCACTTTCAAAGAGCAGATGGCGGAAGACCTGGTATCTGTTTTTTACAACACGGATGAATTCGCATACCCGGCTGTGTACACGCCGGTGGCCGGTGACACGGTGTCCTGCAACATCCTGGTGGACCATGATGTCCTGATCCAGGCGGATGGATACGATATCAGCACGGCGACCCTGGGGACCGCGGTCACGGCCCAGGTGGTGGATGTGGGCACGGTCAGCCGGGGCGATACGTTCACGATCACTGCTTGGAGAGTTGTCGGGAAAGTACAAAACCGTCATGACAACCAGTATAAACCAAACCTTGACAACCGCCAAAACACAGGCAGCGGCCAGGATTGGCAACAAAGCCAACCTGAAAGCTGCCCGCATCAAACAGGATCTCACGGTAAAAAAGGCCAACTTTTCAGATATATCCGGATCTCTGCAAGCGCTCGATTCCAGAAAGAACCGGATCGGCTTGGTTCAGTATGGCGCAAAACAGACGTTGAAGGGTGTGACGGTGAAGATTTACAGAGACAAAAGCAGGTTTTTGATCCCTCATGCCTTCATATCATCACGTGGGGTAAAAGATCACGTTTTTTGGCGAATAAACCGGACGCCGGATAAGAACGTGTGGCCGTCCGGCAAAAAAGTAAGTATTCGATGGAACTCGGTCAAGAAAGCGATAAGGATGCCGATATCCAGGCGGACCGGCCCGAGCATCGCTCACATTTTCGGCAAACCAGAAGTGTTTGACCCGGTAGCGATACAGGCACAGCACATCTATTTGACCAATGTTGAAAAAAAGGTAGACGATATTATCCGGAGGTATCGTGGCTGACACTATCCGAGAGCAAATCATAGCAGCATATGTCACACGGTTGGCAGCATGGCGTACCGCAGCAGGATACAACTATGATTGCGGTGCATATGTGTTGAGGGGGGTGCCGGATGTAGACGAGTCAGCGTTACCGGCATGCGCGATATTCCCCGGGAACGAGGAGGCTGTTCACCAGTACGGGGACGTCGTGTGCAGTATGAACCTGCGTGTTGAGGGTATAGTGTCTGTCGGAACAACGAATCCATCTGTTGTACAGGAAAAGATTTTGGGCGACGCAATAAAGATCATGACTGATCCGTCGGTCGTGGTGACGTCAAAAATCGATGAAATTCTGTATGCCGGAGGTGGCCCGGCCACGACAACAAAAGGCGAGGACACAACCGTGGCGGCATACGCCGAATTTATGGTCAAATACAGATTTGCAACAGGAAATCCATATAGTCAATAGGAGATAAAAAAAATGGCTACAAGCAAAAACGCAAAATTGCAATTTGAATCGGGGCAGTCCGTAACTGACTACACTGTCATGACGGATAGCGGTGACCACAAAGTACACACCGTTTCAGGCGGTACCGTATGGTCCGGAAAATCAGGATACGAGCCCGCTGTACGACCAAACGGGGTGGTAACCGGGCGAAACATCGTATCAACCCACGCATCAAACGATACGGTAACAATCGCGGCGTTCACGGCATATTCTGGTGGCACGCTTTATGAGGTCGATGCCACGACCGCATCCATCACCCGGGCAGATACCGACGTGGGCCAGATCCACAGTATCACAATGAATAGTTCCGGATCGATCACCGTTGTTGAGGGCGAAGATTCCGCAACATCCGCACTATCCGAAACTAGGGGCGCGGCAGGCGGACCTCCATCCATCCCTGACGATTCCGTTGAAATTGCCCAGGTACGGTTGACCGGCAACACAGCCGCCGTGATCACTGCCGATGAAATTTTCCAGACAGTCGGGACACACCATGAACGGTTTGACTATCCTGCGTGGACTGAAAATAACATCGGTGATGGTGACAAGGCCAGCGTATCGGCCAAGAAAAACGCTTACATCGAGTTTGATAGCGCGTTGCCGATGATTCATGGCGATACGGCAACCGATGCGGCGGATGACTACAAAAAAGTGTATATCCGTTATTACGAGCCCACAATGGCGGACGCACAGAAAGCCATGGACTTCACGCCGTGTGAAAACACACATTCCATATCATCCACCGAAGTGTACGGAAATAAAACAGTCGGTTCAAGCTCAAAGTCCCTCGGCCAAGGCGGATTTACAGCCATGCTGTCAGACGGTGTGACGGATTCACTGTTGGCTGAACAGGACGAAGTGGTTACGGTCAAGTTTTTTCCGGATCGAAATAAGACGGCGTATGTGTTGACACAAGGGACGCTTGGCGTGTCGCGCACGTACCCGACAGGGGATCAAAATCAAGCAGAATGCACCATTACCGCCGAGACGGCATCCGCCGGATTCGCAAGCTAACATCGGCCACGGGTGGAATGACCGTAAGCCCAAAAAAAAGAGGATGACATGGGATTCGATATAAAAAGATACAAAACCACAGACTTCAAAGACCGGACAAAAGCCGTGCCTGTCCCGAAATTGAGACGGTTTTTTGATGACGCGGACGATCCGGTATGGGTGATCCGTGGGCTGACCGGCATCGAGTGCGCAAAGGCAAAACAGGAAGTTACGAACAACGCCAATTTAAGCTCTATGTTACAGGCCATAACCTCCAGGATAGACTCGGAAAAAATCAAAGGTCTCCAGGAATATATCGGCATAACGGACAGCGTACCGGATGATATCGTGCAGCGTTTTTCCTGGCTCGAACACGATGTGACCATGACCTGGCCATGAAAATAGCTGTCAATCACGCCCTTGAGTTTTACTCCCTCACTAACGAGATCATGGCCCTGACAGGACAGGGCAGGTCGGGGGAATAGATGCCCTGTGGGAGACAGGGATGGTGCAGGCTGCCCTTGCCTTGTGCCATCAAAACGGCAAATTTCTCTATGAGACATTGCCTGATTACTTCCCGCAGGGCCGATTGACGCAGGTTGAAGTTGTGTTGTGGAGCCGATTTTTTGAACAGCAGGAACAGCGGAGAAAGCGGTAATGGCGGACCTGAAAAAGACGGTTGAGATTATTTTCGGCGGTGTTGATCAGCTCTCGGCGCCGATGAAAACTATGTCAAAAAACTTGTCAACATTCTCATCGAGTGTTGACAAAATCGCTTCTCCTCTCGATACAGCCGCCAAAGGGGTGCTTGCCCTCGATGCTGCAATGGCAGCCGCTGCGGTCGGTGGTGCCGCGTATGCCATCACAAAATATGCCGAATTTGAGGACGTCATGCTGGCGGCCAAGGCAACGATGGGCGCGACAGAAACCGAGTTTGCCGATCTTATGGCGTTGACAAAAGACCTCGGATCGTCAACACGGTTTACCGCCGTAGAGGCGGCTCAGGGCCTGCAATTCTTGGCGCTATCTGGCATGGACGCGTCAACGGCAATGACGGCGCTGCCAGACGTTTTGAACCTGGCTCAGGCGGCAGCTACTGACCTCGGGACGACTGCCGATATTGTCACAAACATCATGGCAGGATACGGCATACAGGCCAAGGATCTCAGTCAGACAAACGATGTACTTACAGCGACGTTCACGAATTCAAATACATCACTTGAACAACTCGGCCAAGCGTTCAAGTTTGTCGGGCCTGTCGCAAAGTCATTGGGGTTTGAAATCGATGAAACCGCAGCAGCCCTGGGTGTGCTTGGAAACGCCGGGTATCAGGCCGAAATGGGCGGTACTGCCCTAAGAAATATCATGCTTGCCCTTGTGGCACCTGCCGGAAATATGGGCAAGTTGATGAAAGAGCTTGGTGTCGACACCAAAGAGCTGGGTATCGACTTTGCCAGCTCGAAAAACGCGCTTGACTCTTTGGGCGTCACGATCAAAGACTCATCCGGGAAAATCCTACCGTTTTCAAATATCCTTGAACAAGTCAAGGTCGGTCTGGAAAAGATCGAAGACCCGGCAGACCGGACGGCAACTCTTATTGAAATATTCGGCAAACGAGGTGGCCCCCAAATGGCGGCCCTGCTTGAACAGGGGTCTGATGCCGTTGTTAACCTGCAAACAAAAATCCAAAGCCTCGATGGGATCACTCAAGACATCGCAAATGAAATGGGATCAGGAATGGGCGGCGCGATAGACAAAATCAAGTCCGCTATAGATGGCCTGGTGATCGAAATCGGCGAAAAGTTGTCAAAGGGCGCAATACCTATCTCTGAGGGTATGCAAGATGTCGTAAAGGCTATTATCGCAACAATAAATTCTAAGGAACTGGAACCCGTAATCAAGTCGAT